AAAACCTCTATTTCACCTATCTTTTTCTGTGACTTTAGCTTTTTGCAGATTCCGTCAGCGTAAACGTAGCCACGCCTTAGCCACTCTTCAAATGAGGGCTCAATTTCTTTTGGGATTTCCCGAGCATAAGAAGTGTTTGATTTTTCCTCAACATTGACAGGGCATCCCTTAAACACTGCTGTCGAGTAGTCCATAAGTTTTTTAATTAAAACTTTTGATGAAAGCACTATCGCGTAAGCAGAAATAAAAAGCTGGACGCTGGAATTGCCCAAGGCGACGACGCTGGAATTGCCCAAGGCGACGACCCTAGAATTGCCCCAGGCCTCAACGCTGGAATTATCCCAGGCCTTTTTTACATAAAGCCAGTCTGAATTTTCCGACCTGATTTCGATTGTCGTGAACTCTTCAAAACTGTCTGGTAAAGCATCTAAATCAGATTTTTTTTTGATTACTACAGTTTTCATTTCAATCCCATTAAGTTTTAATTTACTCGCTCGTTATCTACAGTGTTGCGATATAAGGAAAGGGCTTCAGCAATTGCGCACTTAAAACAAATACTCATTCCGGTCTCTTCAGTATCTTCGCCGTAATATCCGCATTCACACGATAACTCTTCGAAATCAGGATGTTTAGATAGGTTTACCAGCCCCATCACCACTGACGACTTCATTGCCGCGTCCCAGCCTGCTTTAAACGATCTAGATGTTGCGTCGGCGTCTTCCAGCGTGTTTATTATTCTATCGGCATACTCTTCAGCCGCCTTGTCGCGTTCGGATTTCATTTGCAACCCCTAATTAGTTCTAAAAGTTTATTGGCAAATTTGCTGTATTTTTTTTTAGCAGCAGCAGCAGCAGCAGAATAAGCAGCAGAATAAGCAGCAGCAGCGGCAGCATCAGCAGCATAAGCAGCATAAGGAGCAGCAGCATAAACAGCAGCAGCAGAACGAGCAGCATAAGCAGCAGAATAAGCAGCAACAGCAGCAGCAGAACGAGCAGCAGAAGCAGCAGAATAAGCAGCAGCAACAGCAGCAGCAGAACGAGCAGCAGAATAAGAAGCAGCAGCAGCATCAGCAGCATCACGAGCTTTTTTTAGCGCATCTAAATCTAAAACATCTTTACGAAGTTCAACTAAAACGCCGTCAATAGCTGCCAAAGCCCTTTTGTTTTTCGTACTTGCTCTTGCAGACTCGACAATAAATATAAGCATCGGTATCTTAATTTTATTTAAGTCTGCGCCAATGTTTATTGATTCTAGAAATAGTGCTGGAAAGACTTTGGCCTCATTATTTGGTAAGCCTTCAAAAATTCTATCCTCTAATATAGCTAACCACTCTGGCACGCCCAGTTCGGTCTCGTATGCTGAATGTTTATTGCTGTGAATTGTACATCCCACGGCACACCCTTTACCGTTCTCCCAGTACTTGCCTTTGATAATTTCATCGGCTGCTTGGTGAGCCAATATTCGGTTTAGATATTTTTGTTTAACTTTTTCGTCATTGTGGAATGCTTTCATGTTTTCCTTAGCCGCCTTGGCGCGTTCTTCATTTGGTTTCACAAACTGCCTCATAAGTCATTTCAAAAATGTCTGGCTTACATGGGTAAACTTCGCCCTTAACTCCAGTAATAATAAAATCGCCAACGCAGACAATGTGGCCGCCTTCTAGTGTGTCAATCCATCCGTGATTATGCATGGTGTAGTTACATTCAGTGCATACTACTTCGCCGTCAATTCTCGGATGTCTGTAATATCGAACTATTTTACCTTCAGACAAAAATGATTCGCCATCGTTTACAACAATTATCTCGCACCTGTCTTCTGGGTGGTCGCCATTTTTGAACCATTGGTGTGCCTCAATAACCACTGGCTTTTTTCTGTACTTCATTTCTCTTTCCTCTCTGATTTGTCGCGTTCGGAACTCGTTTATCCTCTCCAATCCTCATATTTCTTCCGATCCTCAAAAGCCCCTTTTTCATCGTCTAAATTTACAATCAAAATCCCACGCAAAATGTAGCCAATCAAAAATCCAACCAATATCAATGCCCAACCAAATAAAAAAATCATAGCGCCTATCCTCAATCTACTTTAATCCATTTTGATTCAGAAATTCTTGCACCATCAACTTGCCCTTGCTCTTTAATTAAAGCCTTAATCGCAACCTTGTCTGGTTCTATAGATATTTTTTGCCGCTTGAGTCTATCTGGTATTTTAGACATATCTGTAATCTCTACTACTTCAGATCGTCTAATCGATAATGAATGGCCTAAAGATCCTTCCATTTTCAAAATACCCTCCCGCTCCATTATCATTTTTGCGGCATCTTTTACCGAGTCGATGGCTCTCTGATATTTGTCTTGCTGTAATTTTATGAAATCAATTTCCTTTTGCAGCCATTCAATCTGAGATTCAGACATTTTAATAAAACTCACACATTGATCTATTGTGTCTCCTGTGAAATGCAGTTTTGAGTTGATTTTCTTTTCAAGATCTTCAGGGACTGGTTGATTCATTTGCAAAAAATTATCTCGCTGAAAAAGCAGCGACCTAATTTCATCAGTCAACTCAATGATTTGTTTCTCTTTTATTTGCATATTTTTGCTCCAGATCAATTAACTTTTCTTTAACAACCCATTTGCAATATCTAATGTTATCGTGCTGTCCTTTAGCTTGCTCACCTCTGTGGTCTACAATAAACCAGTACCAATTTTTTAATGTCCCTTGAATAAATGCCGTCATTGTTTCACCATGCATCACATATCTTGGCATATCTGGTGGTGTTAACTTACCGTGGTCGTGCCAACTGTAATAAATTGGCCGATTGTTTTTTGTTCGCTGGTGCCTTTCAGATTTCATTCCGGTTTATCCTTTACATCAAGTGCCCAAAGCACAGCACTATACCTTTCCCCAGAGGTTACTGGGGTTACGCGATGCCAAAGCCTTGCGTCAAAAATAATTGCGTCACCTTGGTTTAAGTCACACTTAAAATCAATGTCTCGAAACTCAAATTCACCACCTGCAAATTCAGATCTATCTGATAATAATATCGCAGCAGAATATTTTCTTGGATTATGTTTTTGAACATAATCAGGGTGCCAAACATAATGTCCACCAACTGCGTAATGAGTTAGTTGAATTTTGTCTTTAAAGAATAAATTTTCATGGCCAGGCATTTCGCTCATGACTCGGCTTGAAATTTCAGACTCCAAATCATGCCCAACCCAAACAAGTCTAGAATCTCTAGTTGATTTAACTTCAATTCGCTTTTCACCACTCCAAAATTTGGCCATTTCCCCAGCCTCAGACTTATGTCTTTTAATCAACCGTTCACACTCGTCTTTTGACAAAATGTTGCGAACTATTTTCCTAAATAAGCTGTTTTTATCAGTGTCATTCATTGATTTTTAGCCTTTATTAGTCAACTTTTAAGTAATTAACTTTAAACTTCTTGACAATGACTTTAGTTGATCTATGTATAACATTCAAGAAAACATTAAGTAGCAAACAGTAAAAACACACTTATTTGCTATATTTAAGGAGCAAACATCTATGAATATTAGTAAAATGGGGCATCTAATCAGGCAACAAAGGCAAATGTTGGGAATTACTCAATCGCAACTAGCTGAAATTACAAAAATAGGAACAGCACAATTTTTGTGCAATATCGAAAAGGGGCGAGCTGACGTTCCTGTTTCAAAAATTTTAAAAGTATGCAGGGCCTTATTTTTAGATCGTGAGTATGTACGAAAAATTTACCTATCAGACCAGGATCAAATGATTTGTAAAACACTAAACATCAAACAACCAAAATTAAAATGGTCAAAACCTAAGGGTAGACCAATGAAAGGACAAAAAAGGTGAAAAAATGTCTCTGATAAAAAAAGCAAAACGTGAAGAGGTTCCTCTAAAGCTATCGCTGTCTGGGCCATCTGGCTCTGGTAAAACCTATAGCAGTTTAAAAATTGCCAAGGGGTTGATGGGTGGTGACTTATCAAAAGTTGTTGTCGTAGACACAGAAAACAAATCTGCAAATCTTTATTCAGATCTTGGTGACTATGGTGTTTTGCCTTTTGAACCTCCATTTCATCCGCAGAGGTATGTCAATGCCATTTCGCTTTGTGTAAATGAAGGCTACAAATGCATTATTATCGATTCAATATCACACGAATGGGATGGTGCTGGTGGTTGTTTAGATATTCACACAAAACTTGGTGGTAGATTTCAAGACTGGGCAACGGTAACGCCACTTCATAAATCATTTATCGATGCAATACTGCAAGCGCCTGTTCACGTCATTTGTACCATGAGGCGAAAAGAGGAATACGCAATGGTTGAACGATCTGGAAAGATGCAGGTTCAAAAAATGGGACTTAAAGAAATCCAGCGCGATGGTTTTGGCTATGAAGTCACAATCAATTTTGATATTTCAATCGATCATCTAGCTGTTGCGACAAAAGATCGCACAGGACTTTTTGACGGTGTTACGCCATTTATGATTAGCGAAGAAACAGGATCTTTAATTCGCAGGTGGAATCTAGGCGAAACAGTTAAAAATGATTTCACGAGTGCTGCTAAACCAAAAAATGAAAACACAAAATTGACCGAATCTACAGCAGGTAAAAGTTTATCTTAAACCAACAAAAAACAAAAAAGAGGAGTAACAAAAGATGCAAATATCATGGGATCAAGACGAAGTGTCGAAAGTAAAAAAAGAGCTTTCATCTGGTGGGCGGCAGCAGCTGCCAGATGGTGAATACGTTGTAAGAATTGTTGAGTCTGCAATTGATATCGAAAAAGGCTACCCAAGAATATCAACAAAGCTAAGTGTTTCAGATGGTGAATACAAAGGTCGATATATGTGGGCAAATTACAACTTGTCAGATAAAGCTAAATACATTTTCGCAAAAGAAATGTTGAAGCTAAATCTTGACGTTGCTGTTTGTACGTCGATTGATATTTTGCAAGCAATGATGAACAGCCTAGAGGGAAAAGAAATTTCTGTTTTTAAAAAAACAAACCCATCAAAAACAGACCCATCAAAATCATATCAAAATATCTACATTAACGGATTTTGTGACAACGGACCAAAAGCGCCAGGTCTTGACACAAGTGAAGATCTAGCGTTTTAGTAAAAAAGCATATTTCATCCGTTCTTTTCAAAAGCCCCTAACGTCAATTGTCCTAATTGGCCTTAGGGGCTTTCCTTTTTTGGTTTTAGCGAAACTCAAAAAATGTTTATTGTTTTTAGATTATAGACATCTAGCACAAGTGACTAGTTTCATTTGTAAATATCTAGATAGGCGTAAAAAGCCTCTTTAGTTTTAACCAGGATTTTGATTTAAAACCAAAGAGGCCAAGGACCAAGCAAGATGATAAACCAAGATGATTGATTTAGATATTTCACATGACAACACGAGCAATCAAGATAATTTATGTTGATAACTTTTTGTTTATTTGAAAAGTTAATCCCCTCAATAGATGCAAAAGTCTTTAAATTTATGACATTTATTAATGTCTTAACTAAAGACAACTATTTTTTATAGTTAACCAACTAGCTGGTCAACCAGAGGGGAAAAACAAGATGAAAGAACATCTGCAAGCTATCACAGAACAGTATTTTGAAAAAGACTTAATTTTAACCCCTGTTAAGGGGAAAAGTCCCTTTGTGACTGGGTGGTCAAAAATTACAGACCCAATGGCTCAAACGCCAAAGGCGTCATGGGATAAAGCCACAGGTGTTGGTCTGGTCTGTGGGGAAATATCTGGGGTTATCTGTTTAGATATAGACATCCTAGACCCGAACAGTCCTGTTTTGAAAAAAATACTAGAAAAATTACCACCTATTTTTAGCGGCAAAGTTGGTAACCCAATTAAACAGCCAAGCCGATTTTTTCAATATAACGGCGAGCCAACAAAGCATTTTGAAAACATAAAGATAGATGTACTAAGTGACGGCTCCCAAACTGTCATGCCGCCATCAATTCATCCAGAAACAGGAAATCCATACGCCTGGGTTGGTAAAAGCCTCTTAGAAATAGACCGAGACGAGCTGCCGATTTTACCAGATGGTCTCATTGATTTTTTGGAGTCACTTGAAAATGAAAATAGATCTTTTTGTGACGATCAAGACGACATTTCCGAGTCGCTAGAGCCCGGCCGCTGTCGTCACGGCAGTCATATGAAAATATCAAAACTAGGCGTCGCCCTTGTCCATAAAAAATATGATTTCGAAATGCTTGTAAAACGCCTAATGGATAAAGACCGACAATATAACAAAAACGCCGACTACAGGTATTTCAATTGCCCTAGTAGAAAATGGAAATCAAAGAACGAGCTAGAAAATGCAAAATATTTTGTTGATGAGCTTTTTAAAAATCACGGGCCATACGGAAAATATGACGAAATTAATAAACTAAAAGACTCCGCTGTTGCTGAAGATCAAGATAATGGATCTCGTGACGCTTACGACACTGGTGGTGGCGATGAAGGTGACATTAAATACGATAAAAACGGCGAAATTTACAAAGAAATTAAATTCTACAACAGATATGAAATATTCAGAGACAATAAACCAAAGATTTTTGACAGACCTGATTATGAACGAATGGGAGAGTCGTTTTTTAACAAAGGATCTTATGTTTTTTCAGGATCAGAGGACATATATTACAACGATGACAAAAAACAATGGGAAGACCTAGATAAAGAGTTTTTACCAAGCGCCATCGTTGAACAAAATAGTGGACTTATTAAAACACCATCACACATTAACGGATTTGAAAAATTAATTCGGGCAAAATGCCATTCAAACAAATTTGAATGGAAGGATGCCACTGGTTTACTTAATATGCAAAACGGAGTCATTGATATTGAGTCCGGCAAAATGTTTCCACACGATAAGCTATATAAATTTAGATATACTCTGCCTTATTCTTTTGATGAAAAAGCTAAATGCCCAATATTTTTAAAATTCATCAAAGAGGCACTTGTCGATGATGACTTAATTGCAAGATATCAAGATTTTATGGGTTATACTTTGCTCGGTGGGAATCCTTTTTTAGAAAAAGCACTGTTTAGCATTGGGGGCGGTGAAAACGGTAAAACCGTAGCGTCGGAAACTGCACAGGCAGTGATTGGTGACAACAACTTTTCAGCTGTGTCGCTTAAAAAAATAGGTGACCCAACTTTTGTGGTCCAAATGGATGGCAAAATTGCCAATATCATCGACGAATCGCCTACAGCTAAATTCATGATCGAATCAGATGCATTTAAAACTATTGTTTCTGGTGGAATGATCGATGCAAACCGAAAATACAAAGACACCTACAAACTCAAGGTCACAGCCAGGATGATTATTAACTCAAACCATGCCCCGAATATGGGGGAAACCGGATATGCCATCGTTCGAAGGCTTTGCATTATTCCATTTGACCAATTTGTAGATCCAAAAAAACGCGACAACACACTAAAGGACCGCATCAAAGCCTCAGAGCTGGCAGGGGTTTTAAATTGGTACCTTGAAGGCGCACGGCGCGTTATCGTTAATCGAAAGCTAACTGAGGCATCAAGATCAACGTCAGCCCTTGAGTCGTTTAAACGCGAAACAGACGTATGCTACGACTGGATCGTGAGCAATCTGTTTGTGGATGAAAGTATTCTGGCTGCAGAAAAATCAACTTGGAATAATTTTTCTGTGCCAATACCTGACATATACGCCAGGTTCATTTTTGACATGACGCAAGAAGGAATTTCTGAAAGGTATTTGCCATCTAAAAAACGACTCACCTCGTCAATTCTGCATACCTTTAGAGATGTGTTGGCACCAAGGGGAATAGTTGAGTCAATGGTTGGGCGGTTTTTGGATCGATCGACTTTGTCAAAACCTCTTAAAAGATATGTTCCTGGGGTTAGATATAAAGTTGATTAAAGGCTGTTACGGGTGTTACTGGTTGTTACTGGTTTTTTAGACAAAATGTAATAAAAAAAATCAAATGATTTCAGATAGATATATTATTTGTTACACTTGTTACTCTTTTTTTAATAAAAATAAAAAAAAAAAAAATATAGTAAAAATAGGGGGTAGGATAATAGAAAATATAATAGTTGTTTAAAAATTTTTAAGAGTTTTCCGAAAGTAAAGTGTAACAAATTTTTTTGGCTGTAAGTTATTGATATACATAAAGAATTCTTGTTACGTATTTGCGAAACAAGGTTCCGTAACAAAACTCCAAATCGAATATATTCGATTTGATTTTTGAAAAAAGGTAAAAAATGGCAAAAAATCATCATTTTTTGCGCAGAAATTGGGGGAGCGGGTTTTTCTAACGAAATGCGTTGAAAAAGGGCAAAAAACTCGTAATTTGACCACAATTAACAAAGGCTTTTGTGATGAATAAATTTAGCCAAGAATTTCAATCCATAAAGACCAGCTACAAAAAGCTCAAAGAAATGGTCGGCCACAACCTTGCAGTTGTAACGATGCATAAATCAATCGATGCGGCCTGTAAATTGATGCAAGAACACGAGACCAAAAAAATCACCTGCCAAAAAGGATGCAATTTCTGCTGCTACGAACCAGTGGAATGCACGACACAAGAAGTTAAACTAATGATGCAGTATGCTAAATTTAAAAACATAGAAATAGATAAAAACAGGCTTAAAAAACAAATCGCGTTTAGGCGCTCTAATCGCCAAAATTTGACGAGTTATCAAAAAAGCCTAGGTAATGATGCTCTGTGCGTTTTCAATCAACCAGATGGCTCCTGTGGAGTTTACGAAGCGCGACCATCGTTTTGCAGAAGTTGGTTCGTTTCATCACCAAAAGAAAACTGCACACCAGGTAGAAAATCGAAAATAAAGATTGTTGCATCGCAAGAAATAGTGATGCTTGCTAACGTAATGGCGTCAGTTGATGAGAAAACCACAATTCCAGACGCTGTGTGGCGTGAAATTGAGAGACTTTAAAGGCTTTTTTTGTCCATTGCTCTCGTTAGTCTTGCTAGGTGTGATGCCGATTCTTCCAGCTGGTTAAGCAAAACCAAAAGCATATCCCTAAGGTCACCAATGCGCTCCTCAAGGTTTTCAATGTCAACTTTTAAGTCTTCAACTTCATTTTCAATAAGTAATAGCTTTTCATTCACATCCATAATTCTTTAATTACATCAAAAAACTAAAATTGTGATAGAAAATAAAGCGATGAAAATTGAAAATCTAAAAATAAACGAGCCATACCTACATCAGCCAACAGATAAAATTGTGGTCGTCAAAACAATTAAAGAAATTTACTACGAATGGCCAGAGCCAATTGTTAAATTCCCAGACGGATCAATACGTCCAGTTTCGGCTAATGAATTAATTGAATTACCTAAAGAAAAATGACCACAATTGGTCATGTCTAATTTCAAAAAAGTAATTCACAAAGAACAGTTGCTAGAAATCTTAATCAAATATGACGACGACATGAGGCGAGTCGATCTTTCAATCATTACAAAAAAATCAATGACACCAGATGATTTTATGGATTACTTGATTGAATTTGTAGACAATGTAAATGAATTTCCACAAAGGCTTTTTGTCGAATCAAATGAAGATGACTTAAACCTTCATTAGCAGCTTACCAGGGGGAAAAATGACCATCAATTGCAGCTATCAACAAATGATTCCAATTACTCAGATCATCGAGCATCCGCAAAATCCGAACAAGCATTCTGATAAGCAGATTGAATTACTGGCAAAAATTCTAAACTACCAAGGATGGCGGCATCCATTGGTTGTTTCAACACTTTCAGGTCACCTTGTCGCAGGTCACGCAAGGTTAGCTGCTGCTAAACTTAATGGCTGGACTGAGGTTCCTGTAGATATGCAAAAGTTTGATGATAAGTCGCAAGAAATTGCTTTCCTAATCAGTGACAATAAAATTTCTGAACTAGCAGAACACGACGATGAAATGATGGTCTCATTAATTAAAGAATTAGAGCTGCCAGACGGATTTGAACTAGATCTTTTTGGCGTTGAGGATCTTTTGCTGCATTCTTTAGATGAAAATGTCGATGAAAAACCAGAAAGCGAAAAGCCAATGGAATTTAAAGTTGAGGTTTTGTGCGTAAGCAGCGAAGAAATGACAGCTCTTTGTGAGGAACTAACTGGTCGTGGAATGATTGTAAAGGCTAAGTTTAATGGCTGAGTATGGAATACCTTACATGGGCAGTAAGGGTGGTATATGCGAAGAAATTATTCGCATTTTCCCAAAGGCAGACAATTTCTACGATCTTTTCGGTGGTGGGTTTTCAGTCACTCATGCAATGCTTTTAAGGCGCAGAAATCACTTTAAGTATTTTCATTTTAACGAAATAAGGCCTGGGATCTGCGACCTGATAAAAAATGCTATGGCTGGTAAATATAATTACGATGTTTTTAATCCGTCATTTGTTTCTAGGAATGAGTTTTTTGCTAATTTAGACACTGATCCAATGATTAAAATTATTTGGTCATTTGGAAATGATGGAAAAACATATCTATTTTCAAAAGAAATAGAGCCATACAAAAGATCAATGCATAATGCTATTGTGTTTAATGACTTTGATGAACTTGCTGAAAAGACTTTAGGATTAAAAAAGTTTAATGATGGCTACACTATATATCAAAAAAGATTGTTTTTAAGAAATAAAATTGAATTCTACAGAAAAACAAAGGTACCAGAATTTCTTTGGCCTTTTTTAAATGAATCAAATTTAAAAATAGTAAAAGCAAATCAAACCGCTGATAATTTTAGGTGTCTACAGCAACTACAGCGGCTACAGCAGCTAGAGCAGCTAGAGCGGCTACAGCGGCTAGAGCAGCTACAGCGGCTAGAGCAGCTAGAGCGGCTACAGCGGCTACAGCGGCTACAGCGGCTACAGCGGCTAGAGCAGCTAGAGCAACTAGAGCGGATAAATTTTTACACAGCAAGCTATGAAAATGTTCCGATAAAAGAAAATTCAGTTATCTATTGCGACATTCCATACAAAGGAACAGCAGATTATGGCGGCGAGTTTAATCACAAGGCATTTTTTGATTGGGCAGATGCTCAAAAAAATCCAGTATTCATAAGCGAATATAATATTGACGATGAAAGATTTAAACTTGTGTTTAAAACACAAAAAAGATCACTTTTTTCTTCAGAAAAGGAATATTTAGTAAAAACCGAAAAAGTTTACGGCAATAAAATTGCTGTTAAGGCTTTAGGACTATGAGCTCACAGCTATCTGAAATAGAGCAGGATTTTATTCACTGTATAGTGAATTTAAAAATGCACACTGGTGACCTGGTGAAAATGTTTGGCAGGTTACAAGTGATGTCGATGCTAAAGGATGAAAAAGTCCAATTAGAAATAGCAAATCGAAAAAGATATGTAGCTGAGGAGATGTTTCTAAAAAAACAAATCGACATCAATACGATCTTAGAGCTAAGGCCAAAAGCTATTTCAATTATTCAGCAGGTGTTAGATAACCCAGATCATCCAGACAGAACTAAATTAGCAATAAAAATATTAGAAGGTGAATTCAGTATGATTAGCTCCGCTGGTAAAGTTCTTGGCGAAAAGATGGCCAATGCCGCCAATGATGGTGAAAGGGATATAAAAATAATATATGCAACAAAAGATAGTGAATCTTCTTAGGCATCAGCTCGATTTTTTGTCCTCACAAGAAAAATTTGTTTTACTTGCAGGTGGTGTTGGCAGCGGTAAAACATTTGCAGGTGCCCATTTCGTCATACAGGAATCAATCACAGATCCAGAGCCAATGGGTTTAATCAGTGCAAACACATATAACCAGCTGATAAATGCGACGCTACAAACATTGTTTGCCGAGTTAGACAATCTAGGCTTGAGATATGAATATAACCAGCAAAAAAAAATGCTAAAAATAGAAAAATCAAAATGGCTTACTTACTCTATGGATAACTACGACATGGTTCGTGGTGTTGAGGTTGGAAAGCTATGGAATGATGAAACAAGGGATTTAAGCTACCAAGCATTTTTAATGCTGATGGGTAGGCTTAGGGACAAAAGAGCCAAAAAACTAAAGGCCAGGTTCACATCGACGCCACTAGGTTTTACGTTTTTGTATGATTATTTTATAGCAGACAAGAAAACAGATGAATTCAGAGCTATAAAAGCATCAAGTTATGACAACCCATACTTACCAGAGAGTTATATCGAGTCGATGCAGGCTAGTTATGATGAAAAAATTTTTAAGCAAGAGGTAATGGGCGAATTTTTATCGACGACACAAGGTCGAATCTATTATGCATTTGATAGGGAAAAGCACGTTAAAAGGGTGGAAAAGCATCAAAACTATCCAATATGGGTTGGTATGGATTTTAACGTCAGTCCAATGACGGCTGCTATTTGCCAGCACTATAACGACACAATTTATGTTATTGATGAGATTTGGATCAAAAATTCAAATACAAGTGAGGCTGGTAAGTATATAGGACAAAAGTATGGGTTTAATTTGCCAATAGTCCCAGACTCGACAGGTCGTGCGATGAAAACACAAGGTGTTGGTATGTCGGATCATGAGATTTTAAGACAAATGGGATTTGACGTTAAATCAACGAACAATCCATTTAGAATCGACAGATATAATACGGTAAATGGCCTTTTATCTAAAAACAAAATTGTAATTAGTGACAAATGTCAACGACTGATAAAAGATCTAGAACAGGTGACTTACAAAGAGGGGACTAGTTTGCCAGACACATCTGACAGTGATTTAACTCACATTTCGGATGCTCTTGGATATTATGTTTACTACTGTTCCCCCATTTACAAAAAGCAACAAACAGTTTCCGTTTATTCGAGGTAAAAAATGATTGATTTAAGAAACTTAACAGATCGTATGCAAATAATTGCAGAGATTAATAATGATGAAAATAAATCGAGAAAATCTGAAAGTTTGAAAAGATTTGAGGTTTATAAAGAGCGTCAAGGTAGATATATAGAAAAAAAACTAAGGGAAGAATTTAGCAAAAAAACAGTCGACGAGATGCGAAAAATTCTGTCGATCAATCTTTGCAAGAAAATAATTGATGACATGGCGTCGATATATAAGCACGAGCCAAGTCGAATGTTTACAAACACAGATGATGACCAAAGAATGCAAATTGAAGAATGGTATTACCTGTCAAAAGTTAACCAGCAGCTAAAAAAAGCCAACAGATATTACAAGCTACAAGACCAGGTGGCTTTACAGGTTGTCCCTAGGGATAAAAAAATTCAATTGAGGGTTTTGCTGCCACATCAATATGATGTGATACCAAATGAAAATGATCCAGAAGGTATACCTTATGCATACATCATAAGTGTTTTTGATAAAATGGAAGACATCCGTGGATTTGAAAAAGAAATTATTGATGGTGTAAATCAAAAAATTGCCGACCCAGATGACTACAAGAAGAATGCTAAAAAACGATTTGAAGTTTGGACGAACGATCTAAATTTTATCATGGATGGCAACGGACAGATTTTAAGCGAAACAGTTGAAAATCCTTTAGGCGAATTACCTTTTGTAGATATTGTTTCAGATCGTGATTTTGAGTATTGGGCACGTCGTTCAAATGGTGTTGTTGAGTTTTCAATTGATTTCGGTGTTTTGTTAAGTGATTTGGCAAATATTATCAGGCTGCAAGGCTATGCTCAGGCAATTGTGTATGCATCTAAATTTCCAGAAAATATAATTGTCGGACCAAACCATATTTTATTTATGGAGCAAGATCCAAACTCAACATTGCAACCAAGATTTGAGTTTGCGAACCCAAGTCCTGATCTTGGATCATCGTTAGAATTTTTAGAGATGAATTTAAAGCTATTTTTGTCATCTAAAGGCGTAGACACTAAGGCACTGGTTGCAAGGGGTGATGTTAAGTCATACTCCTCAGGTCTTGAAAGATTGCTTGCGATGATTGAGAGCTTTGAAGCATCTAAAGACGACATGGATTTATTTTACCAGGTAGAGCAATCTGTTTTTTATTTTATGAAGCGTTGGGTAGAGATTTATCGAGGATCAGATGTAATTGACCAGATGTATTATAGCGATGTTGTGTCAGATGATACAGAGCTAGAGGTTAAATTTTATGAACCTCAATCAATACAGACAAAATCCGATCTTGAGGCGTCTATAGAAAAGCGACTTAGTTTGGGGTTAATTACAAAGGCTGATGCGCTAATGATTTTAGATGGTATGACAAGAGAAATGGCAGAAGAAAAACTGCTAGAAATTAACAGCCAAAAAATGGGGGTACCAAATGGCCAAGACAATGAAGAAAGCGACAAAAGCGACGACGAAGAAATCCAGCAAAACATACAAGGGTAAGTAAAAAAAATGAAAGCTCCAAAGGTTACCAAGCGATTAGTTGAGCAAGAGATTGATTTAAAGGAAATCTTTGGGGTTGATTTTTCTGGCAAGCCTGAGCTTAGGGAAATTATTGGTGAAAGAATAATTGAGTATATTCGCGACAGAACAGAATCAGGTGAAGGTGTTAAATTTGGCTTAAGCGGTAAAGGAACTCCAGTTAAACTAAAATCACCTTACTCACAGGCCTATGTTAAAAGCCCAGATTTTAAGGCTTTTGGTAAATCTAGAAACCAGGTTAATATGCGATTAACTGGCGATATGCTTGAGTTAATGGACGTTACAAAACAGACGGCCAACACGATAACGATTGGTTGGAATGATAAATCCCAAGTGCCAAAGGCTTACAATCACATTGAAGGCGACACCGTTCCAAGTCGGCCATTTTTTGGTGTTTCAAAAACTGAGGTAAAAGAGCTGGCCAGTGATTTAAGGTCTGAAATTAAAGAGGCAATAAAAGTTTATGAAGAAAAAGGACGAGACGAATTTGATAAATATCTAATGGATTTATCAAAACGTCTTACTGAAAGTGACTCGTCTGATGAAGATTAAATGGAACGGCTTAGATAGAGTTAATGATTTAGTTGATAATTTACTTTCAGACAAAACTGTTTTCAATAAAGAATTCTTAAAAACACAGGCCGAATTTATTGTTGAAAGGATTAAAGCATTCACCAGGTCTGGCAAAACATTGGCCAAATCAAAAAAACCTGAGCGACTAAAGCGACTATCTAGTAGTTACATAGCTGTGAGGGAGGGTGCCGTTAAGTTTAGAACAATTAACGGCAAAAAAGTCCCGTTTCCAGAGCCAGACGAAAGACTTCAGGATGTTGATCCAGAGTTTTTTGAACCAAGACTTTCAAATCTGACATTTACAGGGCAGCTACTAAGGTCTATTACATCCAGCGTTAAAAACGGTGCAATATCTATATTTGTGACTGGTACAAGGCGAGATGGTTTAACTAACGAAAAGGTAGCTGGTTATGTTTCTGAGCAAGGTCGTCCTTTTATTGGTCTTGATGAACGAGGAATTAAACGTATAAAAAGAAATGCAATTACTGAAATTAGAAAATTCATAAGGTCTAGGAAGCGATAATTATTTACAAAAACATCCGACAGGAGGTAACTTTAATGAGTAAAGATTCTACAGGTTCCAGTGGAGCCTCTGACGCTACCAGTGGTAACGATCAGGAAACACAATCAACACAACAGATTGAATCCGGTGGTTCTGAATCTCAAGGACGAGACAACAGGGTGGCTTATGAAAGCTACCGAAAAGTATTGTCTGAGAAAAAGAAACTTGCGGAAGCTACCCAACTACTGCAGTCAAAATTGCAGCAGTATGAAGACGAAAAAATGCAATCTGAGGGGCAAAAGGACCAGTTGATTGAGAATCTAAAAAAGCAGTTAAGCGAGACTAAAGACAAGTTTAAGAAGGTTGTAGGGACTTTTGGACACAAGTCGTTAGTTGAGGCTTTTAAAACTGAGGCTTTAAAGGCTGGTTGCCAAAACGAGCATTTAGACAAGCTAGTTAAATTGACTGATTTACCTGCTGACGCAATCGATGACGAGTTTAATGCGGATCACGAGCGTCTAAAGGAATTAGTTGAAATGGCGAAAAAAGAAAATTCAATTTTCTTTCGCGAGTCAAAACCTGCTCCAAAAACTGGTACACCAACCTCTAGGGTTGATGACAAGCTAGACTTGTCAAAAATGTCGATCGATGAAAAAGCAAGATTATTTGCTGAAACATTGATTGGCAGTAGGCAGTAAATTTTAACTATAACCTTTTTAGGGGGATTACATGGCCAATGAAATTGGCGTGACGGAAGTCACAAACGTATCTCAAGCGCTAATTGCATCATTAGTGCAAGACGTTTTAAAACAGAAATCTATTTTGATGCCAACAGTTGACGATTACTCACGCTTTGCAGTTAAAGGTGCAAAATCTGTTGGTGTTCCTCGACGAACACAGTTCACGCAAGCTAACAAGGCTGAAAACACAGATCTTACAGCTCAGGAAATGACTTTTGCATCTGATGTTATTGCATTGGATAAGCATAAGGCGATTTATTCTAAGCTAGAAAAGATTGCTGGTGTTCAAGCTAGTCCTGATGTTGTTGCTGAAATCGTAAAAGAATCAGCAGCAGAATTGTCACTACAACTAGACAAAGACATCATTGCTGAGCTTCGAAAGGTGTCAACTACATCTCCTGACCATGAGATAAAATACCTGGACACATCATTTAATGTGTTAGCAAAAGGTGACATTTTAGAGGCGCGTGCGCTTTTGAATAAAGCAGTTGTTCCATTGGACAATCGTTATCTTGTCATTAGTCCTGATAAAGAAAAGCAAATGTTAGCAATTTCTGACTTTGTAAAAGCTAACGAATACGGTTCAACAACAGCGATTCAAAAAGGTGAGCTAGGTAAAATCTACGGATTTACAGTTTTGATGCACACTGCTTTGGCTGATGATGAAATTTTAGCATATCACAAGTCGCACGTCGGAATGGCTATTCAACTAGCTCCTGAATTCCGCACAAACTTTCAACTGCGCTCAGTCAGTGATGAATATTTGCTTCACTGGATCTATGGCGTGAAAGTTATGGGCGGCGCGACAGGTGTTCGTGGTGTACAAATCACCAACACTACACCTCCTGCACCTCCTCCTGGACCATAATTATTTTTTGGTTCATAGGATTTTATTGGCTAGACTGGGGAACTGGTCTAGCCTTTTTTAAAAGGTAGGGTTTTATGTCAATTTTTGCAAAAATAGAAATTGAAGACGTGGTGCAAGTCGGAGATAAAACGCGATTAAGTGCAACAAAGTCTTTTGTTTCTAAAGGTCAATTGCCGATTGCAAAAGTTGAGATAAAACCAAGTGCCGACGATGAATTTGTTAATGTTACTGGATCATCTAGCGATGATTGGTTTTTAGACTGGGTTTATCTAACAGATGGTGACAAAGAGGTTACTGTTCGAGTGACTATTGAAGATGCGCCACCATCGCCGGAACCATCACCTGAGCCATCACCTGAACCATCGCCGGAACCAGAGCCAAGTCCTGAATACGCAGAAACTACAGCAACTATTGTTGTAGTAACAGAGGAAGATGACGCGCTTTTTTCTAACGACCAGATGCTGACAGCTATGGAGCCAGACATTTTAAAATGGGTTCCTGCTGGTCGTTCATCTTTTTTAAACGTACACAGGCAAGCTCAAAAAGATATTTTAGCTTGGCTTGATGAAAAAGGTTTTACAGATAGTAACGGCAATCGCTTGACCAAATCATCTGTTGTTGATGTTGAAGAAGTAAGGTCATGGGCAACAGCACACACATTGAAATTAATTTTCAACGGTATTGCAAATCAGGTTGGCGATATTTTTACAGAAAAAATGCGTTACTATGATTCATTAGCAATTAAGCATCGCGATAGATCACAGCTAAGACTTGATATTGATGGAGATGGGAATATAGACACCAAAGAAGGTGTAAATATGAAAACGATGGGGATTAGCCGTCGATGAGTTATTTTTCATCTGTCAGGCCGTATTTTCGAAACAGAATGAATTCACTTGGTTTTCAAGAATGGAAAGATGGTTTTGCTGTTGATAACATCCCAAGAACCCTACTAAATGGGAGTTACCACATAGAAACTAATTCGGTTTCCCCTACAAGACCGAATCAGCAATTAATAACATTCGAAATGACAACAATTGTTCGTGTTCATTTCAAAGGCTACAGAACACCAGCTGATGCAATAGATAAATCATTTACCGAGGCTGAAAGGATTTTAGCAGACATCCTACAACCTGCTAACAAACTACAAGGTCCTTGCGTGAAAGACGTATATTTATCAGGCCTGTCTGTGCTGCCTTTAGGTGCTACAAACGACAATGCTGTCATTTTGGAATTAACTTTTAACGCCGTTACATTCGGCAAATTTTAGGGGGATTTTTTATGTCTTGCAGTTCAGTTGCAAACATTAGAATTGAACCTGTTGATGTCACATGGGAAGGCCCAGAAATCGATTGTTTTGATTTCACAAATGTAGACACAACAGTCATCAATTCTTCATTTATTCAGTTTGATGGGGCTTATGCCTGGTTTGATGTTAACTCGACAGGTGTTGATCCATCAGGTGATGGTACAGAGATTGAGATTGATTTAGATGCTACGCCAACAGAGGCTGAGGTTGCCCAGGCTTTTGCCTTGGCAATGAATGCATCATCTGGGTTTAGTGCCACTATCGACGGCTTAGTTGTCCGTGTTACAAGGTCAACATCTGAGGCGGTTGATGACACAGACGCTAGTGATGTTGTTGGCGTTTTGCACACAACAGTTCAAAAGGGGAAAAGCGTTTACCTTGGAGTTTTACAGGGTGATGTTTCTGTAGCGTTTGAGGAGACAACCCTTGAGCTTACTGGCCATCAGACTGGTACGACTCTTTTAGCAGACCTTCGGCAAGGTGTTTCAGCGACAGTTGATCTGGTTTTGCAGGAATCTGATAATGCAAAACGCGACACTTTGTTCTCTGGGACTGCTGGTGGTGGATTTACACCAAATTCTGGCACTAAAGTTTATGGCTGGGGTAATTTAAAGCAAGGTTTGTCTACAATTACCGAGGCTGTAAAATTGGTTATGCATCCAGTGGCTTTACCTGAGAGCGACAGGAGTAGGGATTTATGTTTTTGGAAATCATATCCATTGATTTCTTCACTTGTGTTCAGCGGTGAAAATCCTGAAACAATGTCGATTTCATTTAAAGCATATATTGACGACAGCAGACCAAAAGGTGTTAATTTATTTGCGTTTGGAGACCATACGCAAGATGGAATCACTGTGTTTTCTGAACCTGTAGCACCAGCACCACCACCTGGGCCATAATAGTTAGGGGTATTTGATGAGCGCATCGGAGATAAACTTAGGGCAACCAACAGTTCTAAAAATAAATTATGGCGGCAAAACCTACGAGGTTCGTCGCCCAAGATTTAAGGAATTGTCAGATTATCAGGTGCGCTTGTCTCAAATAAAAGACGACGAGCAAAAGATGATGAACGAAATCCTAGACTTTTTGGCTAATCTTGGATTCCCAAAAGATGTGTCTATGGAGCTTGAAGTTGACCAAATGGAACGACTTATTGAGTCCGTTACTTCTAAAAAAAAATAACTAGGTACGAGCTTGCCAGAGCAACATTAGTTAAATTCTACGGCTTCAGTCATGCTGAGGTTTCTGCCTTTGATGTTGATACGTTTTTGGCTTATTGGATAGCTATGGTATCAATAGATGCAAACGACAAGCTCTGGTCATTGCAATCGTCTAGTTTCCCCTATCAAAAAGACCAGGATAGATCAAAACTAAGAAATACACTAAACAAATCTACTAAATTACTTTTTGATGAAGATTCAGTTACAGTTGAGATGTCTACCGAGCAAGCTGCTAAACAATTAGCAAGGAGTCTTTTGGGTGTCTGACGAAAGAATTGAAATTGAAATTACGTTAGACTCTGGTGCCGTAGTAAAAGGTTTAGCAAATGTTAAATCAGCTGGGGTTGATGCGGCCAGTTCTACTGAAAAATCATTTAACAATGCGCAAGGTGCTGTCAGTAAGTTTGGAAAAAGCATTTTAGCTTTAGGCGCTGGGTTTTTAGCATTAAAAGGTGTTCAATCTGCGATTCGTGGAATTAATAGCGCAATTCAAGCAAGTTCAGAACAGCAAACATCCATTAATGCATTAAATTCAGCACTGGCATTGACTGGTAAGTTTAGCAAAGATGCAAGCCAATCAATTCAATCACTAGCAAGCCAGATTGAAAGGTCATCTAACTTTTCTGGTGAACAAGTATTAGATGCGGCATCTAAAATTCAAACTCTTGGGAATTTATCTGTTCGTGATTTGGGTAGAGCGTCACAGGCTGCTGCTGATTTTGCTGCTAGGTTAAATGTAGACATTGGAACTGCTGCAAATTTAGTAGGTAGGGCAGCGGCAGGAAACACTGAGGCTTTTTCACGATATGGAATAGAAGTTGATAAAACAAAAACAAAAGCAGAACAATTTAGCCAGATATTAACTCAGCTAGAATCAAAATTTGGTGGTGGTGCAGCGGCAGCGGCAGACACTTTTCAAGGATCAATTAAGCAGTTAGGCAATTCATTTGACGATATACTTAAATCAATTGGAAATTTGTTTACTAGATCACCAGCACTAATTGTTTTGTTCCAAGAGTTGACTTTAGTTTTCAGAAAATTTTCTGATTCTTTTTCTCAATCTAACAGTGAAGATTTCTTCAAATCAATAATAATAAACCTTTCTGTTATTTTACAGGCCACAATTGTAACTGCGCAAAGAATTGCGCTTAGTTTTGAACTAGCATGGGAAAGAGCTAAAGCAGCATTTAATGCTTTTAAAGTTTTAACCACAGCAGGTTTAAGCGATAGTTTTAATGCAGCACTTCAGGCAAATATTAATGAAATCGACAGGATAAAAGCTGCATTTTCCGAAACAGATGATTCTGCTGTAATTTCTTTTTTTGATCGACTAATTGCAAAAGTACAGGCTACATCTGGAACTCTTGTTGATCTAAGTGAAAAGTTCACAAACATTGCGCCAAAAGATGTTACGGAAAATATTGTTGAAAATGTAAGCAAAGTCGGAGCACAAATCCAACAAGGATTTGGAAATGCTATTTCGCAAGGAATACAAGCGGCAGTTAGAGCACTAGCTACTGGGCAAAATGCTTTTGCAGCGTTTGGTAAAGCTGTCATAGGTGTTTTTGGTGATTTAGCAATACAACTAGGGACATTTTTTATTGTAACAAGCTCCGCATTGGCATCGTTAAAATCATTAGATCCGACAGGTGGTATTGCTGCTGGTATTGCACTTGTAGCACTTGGTACATTTTTAAAAATATTGGCTGGTGCTGGATCTTCTGGGCCACAGGTTAATGGTGTTGGTGGCAATGCGCCATTGACTCCAGATTTGGCCACTAATCCTGTAAATCAACCACCAGAGCGGTTAGAGCGTGAAACTAGGGTTGCAATAAATGTTGAGGGTACTGTTTTAGATCCGATCTCTGTTGGGCAGCAAATTGCTAGTATTTTAAATGACACATTTTCTGCAACTGGAACCAGGGTTGTGACAGGTTAATTTATGGCGTTAAAAAATTTTTCATCATTTTATTATGGCATAGAGGTTACGACTTTAAATCGATTTTTTGATTTTGATGAGGGTGGTTCTGAAATCAATGCGGAAGTTCAGCCAAGAATATATGCGCCAGAAGATTTTGCAAACGAACTGGAACGAGTATTAAACTCTGCTGGTTCAAATTTATATACAGTTTCGTTTAATCGTGCTTCAAGGCGACTTACAATATCATCAAACGGTTCTGATTTTAATATTTTGGCCTCATCTGGTGTAAATGCTGGTAATGGCGTTTACCAGACAATAGGTTTGCCGACGAATATCGATCAAACTGGGGGTCTTACATACACAACTGGGGTGGTTGGTAGACAGTATTTGAGTCAATTCCCTCCGCAAAGCTATACAGCTCCAGAGGATTTTGTAGAAAAAGAACAGGCAAATGTTTCCAGGGCAGCGTCAGGATTTGTTGAGGTTATAGATTTTGGGAATGTGCGGTTTTTATCAATGGAGCTTTTATTTATAACAAATAAGGATTTAAAGTCTGGTGAGATTATCAGATTTAATCCAAATGGCTTGCAAGATGCTAGGGATTTTCTATCGTTTGCCATAAGAAAAGGGCCAATGGAATTTATGCCAGACTACAAAAATCCAAATGAATTTTACAGAGTTATTTTAGAGTCTACAGATTCTAGCAGTAATGGCGTCGGATTTAGGCTTAAAGAGGAAATCGAAAGAAATTTACCAGAAGTTTTTAGGACTGGTATTTTAAATTTTAGGGTGGTGTAGTTATGGTCCAGAATGGTCAGGCTGTTTCAGCTGCTGTTACAAATGCTGCTTTTGTTTCTAGAACACAAGACACAAGTGCCGCAGGTGTTGTTAACTTAGAAAAAGAACTTCTACTAAACCACATTTCATCAACGCCATCTAATCCTGCTGCTGGCAAAACTAAACTTTACTCAAAAGGTGATTCAAGAATTTACTTCCTTGATTCATCTGGGGTTGAAAAGCTAGTTGGTGCAAATGAGCTAAACGATCTAGACAGTGTTAACATTGGTACACCTTCAATTGGTGATGTGCTTACTTGGGACGGATCTAATTGGGTAAACATACCATCGTCTGGTGGTGCTGGTGGAGGAATCCCTGTTTTGTGGCAGTCGTTTAGCGCAGCACCTATTGAACGGGAAGAAAATAACGCCGCTGTTTATGAATACGAGCCAGGTCTTACGCAGAATTTATTCTGTGACATAAGGGTTCCTGATTCTTATTTACCAGGTGTGCAAATTAGAATGAAGGGAATATTTAAAACGGATGAAACATCTGGGGATGTTTTGTTTGAGACGTTATCTACTCTTTTACGCATTGGGGTCGATCAAAGCAGTAGCACTACGAACCAGCAAGCCTCAACTAACACGGCAATTACGGTGCCTGGAACAGCCAGAGTTATTACAGAAGTTGAGCTAGATTTGACAGATTCGTCTGGGGAGATAAATGGGGTTGCTGTATCGCCTGGCGATAATCTTCGCGTAAGGCTTAGCCGCGGCACTGACACTGCTGCTGGATCTGTGTTTATATTTAAAACGGCTTGGGAGGTCTTGATAACATGAAGAATTTAGGTGTTACATTTAGTTTAGTTTTGGCGATTATGTTTCAGCCGCTTATGGCAGTGGCGCAGGTCACGTCCGTAACAAAGCAGGAGCTATTTTACAAAAACCTTTTAGATAACCCTGGTTTTGAAAATGGCAGGGCACGCTGGACGGCTAGTGGTGGTTCATTTTCTACTGTTACCAGTGGATCTAACTTGTTAGTGGGCCGAGTTTCTGCGACATGGGACGCGTCGGCGGCGTCTCAGACACTTACTTCAACTGCTGTGGCAATACCGAACGGATTATACGGGGCTAATGGGTATGCTTCGTGCCGTATTTTAACGCCATCGGGGACGGCGACTCATAAGTTTGAGGTTTTTGATGGGACTAATGTGCTGGCGAGTACGGACGTTATATCTAGTTCAACTCCTGCGTTAAGCGCGCTTAACTTCATTTTCCCTTCTAGTGGAAATATCAGCGTAAGGCTTCTTTCGGTAGCATCTAATGAGCCACTAGTCGCTATTGATGATTGCTATGTGGGGTTGGCTACGAACATTAGTAACGTGAGCCAGGCAACTTTTATTGGCAGTGCTTTTTTTGCGACAACATCTTCGTGCAATTGGAGCAGAACTAACACCGCTCTTGGCGCTTTTCCAACAACAGCCGCTTGCCCAGGGCCAACTGTAGAATTTAATCCTGGTCCTGGAGTTATTCAGACCACAGATGTCGATTTACCAAGGGTTACGGTCAACAACCTTCCACCAGGAAATTATCAGGTCATTTTTAACTTTGCGATGGGTGGTGGGGGCACAGCAAACGATGTAGCCTACACAATAAGCGATGGAACAACTACTAGCGGAAGAGCGCAAAGTGGAAATTCTGGGACATCAGGCCGAAAAGCATTAAGTTTGTCTGGTAATTTTGTTTATACAACCGCAGGAAATAGAAGTTTTGAGATTTTTGGTTCTGCAAACACAAATGCGGTTACTATAAGTAACTCTGACGGTAACTTCCGAACGACATTTCAGATTTACCGCTACCCACTTGCCTCAGAGGTAGCGGTTACACCTGATCTTGCTAATTGGAAACTTGATTTAAATATTTCGGGTGCGAATGTGTCATTAGGTACATCAAACCAATCATCTTATATCGCTCCTAACAATGCCAATTTAACAATGACAGTCAACACGGCTAAAGGTTCTGCACCTGCTGGTATATCTTGTTCATCGACTAACGATAACAGTGTTGGTAATACCACCTGCCCCACTGGTAACGAAGAACTAGGCTTTGTTGCTAACTTTCCTAGAGCTGGTTTGGTGGAAGTTTGTCATCAGTTTTCACATTCAATTTCTACAACGACGGGGAACGTAAACACTACGTTTCAATCTATTAGAACGGCAAACGGATCGCAAACAATTGCAGAAGAAGGTGGTGCTAGGGTCTTTTCTCAAGTTAGCGGAGTTACAGGCAGTTTGCCGCATACACTCTGCGGTACATTTCAAATACCTACAGCAGCGAAACACACAATTAGATTGATGTATGAACAAATAATTGGTGCCACAGTAATCAACAACCAAATTTTAGCCGACGCCGACGCAGCCACTGGCCAACGCGACGTCAAAATCACAGCTCGTTACATAGATCAACAAACACCAATGCCTGTGATTGCGAATAGTGTTTCTAGCACATACTCTGGGCAAGCTAGAATTGAATGGGCAACCTTTGGCGGTACTACTGAAGGCAGTAACAACTGCACTGCGAGCACTTGCACCATCTACAGGCAATCGGGCGGAGTCTCTTCAGTATCTCGCTCAGCCACTGGAGACTACACAGTTAACTTTTCCTCTGGAGTTTTTAGCGCCGTACCTACTTGCACTTGTATTTCAAGACAAGCAGGAGTTGCCCATTTAAACTGCTCGCCAAACTTCAATACAAACCCAACAGCTACTGCATGGAGAATACGAAATTTCGATTTAGGAACCCCGACAGCGCAAGACGCTACAGTAGACATAACTTGCATAGGCCCCCTATGACTAAACCTTATATGAGTAAGAGAGACGATTTGTGGAAACAAAAGACATAATAGAAATTATCTCGATGGTCCTAGGTGTAGGTGGGGCAATACTTACCTCTTACATTAAGCTAAAGGACCAGATCTCGGAGCTAAAGGCTGAACAAAGGATGGTAAAAGTAATCACAGAAAATAATGCTAAAGATGTAAAGACAGTCCAAAGGGACATCCACAATATCGCACTTATTATTGGAACTAAACGGGCAATAGCTGAAGAACAAACCAAGGGGGAGAAATGAAAGAGACACTAAAAACAATATGGGAAAACCATAAGAAAAAGATCATTGCACTTATCGTGATGCTTTTAACAAGTCTTGGGATCATGTCCACAGACTTACGGCAAGCCATCCACGAAGCAACTGCACCCAGTGCGGCTACTGAAAAAGCACAAGAGCTGCCAGCTACAGCAAAATGAAAACCATTTGGGCTTTTATTAAAGCCTTACCGGACATACTAGAGCTGGTAAGGCAAATCATACAAAGCTACGAGGATCATAAACGTGCGCAGGAACTTAAAAAAGACTTACAGGAAATCAATGCTGCTTTTCGTGAGCGCGATGGCAAGCGGCTTGCTCGGGTGTTCAGCCGCACCGCTAAAAAGAGAGTTCCTGCCAAAGACGATTGAGTTTTATGAGCCAGTACCAGGGCAAAGTCCAATGGCTTGTATAACACAAAAAGACCTTGAAGACTTGGCAATAGAACTATCAGAGTGTCGGGGTAAGAAAAATGGCCTTTAGTTTAACAGTTGATGCATTAAGGTATTCCCAATCTGGGCAAATATCGCCGCAAATAGTTTTAGAGATTGATGGTGCTGGGACATTTTTTAGCGCAGGTGAGGTTAGATATACGCCAAGATATGGCGATGACAACTTGGTTTACGGTCAAGATGGTTTATTGTATGGATTCCCATTAGTGCTAGAAACAGCTACCGATTTGATTTCTTTTGATAAAGGTACATTTTCAGAAATTAGACAGACATTAAACATAGATAAAGGGACAGATAATTCTACAGGTAAGTTAACGATCAACTTAATTGATAAAGAATTTTTTGCGACAGAGCTGATAAGTCCTGGGTTTACTGTCCCTGATATTTTGGGTAGACGCGCTAAAGTTTGGCTTGGATTTAAGGATTTGCGATTTAAAGAGGATTACATCACAATATTTCGCGGCCTAATTGATGAAGTGCAAGCAAAAGCAGGAAATGTAAGCATCAGCATTTCATCAAGTGACACTAAAAAAAGGGCTGCAATTTTTCTGCGTGGTGAAACTGAGCTTACAGCAGCCGTAAATAATAACCCTGCAACTGTTACGCTCCCAGTTGATGACACATCAACATTTCTGGCGCCGTACACTGGTCCAAATGGGTTAATTGATGACTCTTTAAAGCTGTATGTGAGGGTAAACGATGAAATCATTAGATATGAAGGGTTAACAGGATCTAGCTTTACTAGCTGCACAAGAGCACAACTAGGGTCTACTATTGCAAATCATAATGAAGGTGACACTGTTGAGAGTATTTATGTTTTAGAAGGCAATGTCATTGATCTAGTTTTAAAAATGATGGTATCTGGGGTTGATGGGTTTTATCTTTCAAACATTACGCCATTAAGTTTTGTCGATCACACAATTGCAAATATATTGCAGACTTTCCCAAACACTATTGCAATTGATTCTTCTGTTATCAATGAAGCAAATATACAAATTGGCGATTTTGTTACTGTCACAAACTCTAGTTCTAATGATTTTTCGTTAAAAGAAATTTTATTAATCAGGACAATTGACAATATAACGCTACTTGAAATTGACGAAACATTGACTGCTGAATCCGGTGGATCTGCTGAGGTGTCATTTAGATCACAATACGACACATGGGGTCCTGGTGCTGGTTTTGCGATGTTAAATGATGAAATAGACATCGCAGAACATTTATTTGTTAAAAGGCGTTACCTAACAAGCGCAAGCATGAGGTTTGAATTAACAGAGGAGATAAAATCAGGACTAGAATTTATTTCTGAGCAACTGTTAAATCCAGTTTCTGCATTTAGTATTCCACGAAAAGCTCAAAGCTCAATTGGTTACCATATTGGACCAATCCCTGGTGCAAATATTAAGGAATTGAATTCAAATAACTGTTTAAATGCTAGTGAATTGGTTTTGACCAGAAGTATTAACCAGAATTTTTACAATTCAATCATATACAAATATGATTTTAGTATTTTAGATGACAGGTTTTTATCTGGTAATGTGTCTTTAGACGGGGCGTCTATTTCAAGAATACCTGTTGGGAACAGGCCTCTTATTATCGAATCACTTGGGCTTAGATCATCTTTGTCAGCGTCAACAATTACAGGTGTTGCTGCGCCTAGACGGCTTTCTAAATACAAATATGGTGCTGAAACAATTAAAGGCGTGAAAACTAACTTTGCTTTTGGTTTTGATTTAGAGGTTGGCGATAAAATACTAGTAAATTTGTCGGAATTAAAAATCTCAGACATTAAAACTGCTACAAGGTCTGGTGATGCTAGGATTTTTGAAATATCTAACAAAACATTTAATATTAAAACTGGGGTTTGTACGTTTGACATTGTTGACACTAACTTCGATTTAAGTTCACGATTTGCTTTAATCGGTCCTTCTAGCATTGTTAAGGCTGGGATTGATGAATCTAGTTTTGAAATACAAGCTAGTTTTAATACCGATCAGTTTGGTACTGATGAATTTAAAAAATGGCAGTCTTTAATTGGAGCTACGATCAGGGTTAGGTCTACTGATTTTGTATTTGTAGGCGAAGCTATATTGCAGTCTATATCTGGTAATATTTTAACGGTAGACAATCCTTTTACATTTACTCCGCAGCCTGGCTATATTGTTGAATTGTCACTATACGATAATCAGGCTAATTTTAAAAATGCTACTGTTATATATGGGTATATGTCGGATGGGGTTAATGATTTTGATGATAATCTTGGTCCTTATCGCATGAGTTAATTGTTTTTAGGTTAATATTTAGGAGGTTTTTGTGGCTGATGTAGCTAGTTCTATTTCAAAAATGAACGATATTGAAATTGCGTTTCAGGCAAATTTGTCCGAACAGTTATTTACAAAAATGGCTGCAAACATTAACGGATTGATTGATAGGACATCGACATTTACTTTTGATTTAATTACCGCAACTGGTACTTGGACTAAACCTGCTGGGGCAAGAAAGCATATTGTTATAGCCACTGGTCGTGGCGGCAGCGGTGGATCGTGTACTGGCCAAAGCGCATCAGGTGGTGGGGGCGCAGGTGGAACGGCTATTAAGTTTTACGACTCAAGCGCATTAGACGCCACTGAATCTGTAACAATAAACTCAACGTCTACTACCTTTAAAGGATTAACTGCCAATGTTGGTGCAAATGGGACAAACTCAAGTCCAATCACAACAGCTAGGCCAAGTTCTGGTGGCGAAGGCGGCACCGCATCAGGTGGCGACATAAACATTCCTGGCGGCATGGGAGGGTTTGGTATTATTGGTTATTCAAATGCTTTCACTCCAAATGAACAATCATTTAATCCAATAGGCGGCGCTGGTGGTGCATCATTATGGGGTGGTGGAGCTACCGCAGGTGGTGGCGTTCTAAACAACTCAAATCCTTCTAGCGTCAGAAATTCTTCAGTATATGGCGCAGGTGGATCAGGAGCTGCTAGGTCAACATCAGGTTCTACTAGCGGAGGAACTGGTGGTGGAGGTGTGGTTCTTGTTATTAACTTATTTTAGAATTATTTTATCAATACCAATTTGGATTTTGTTTTTAGTCATTAGGTCATCACTAATTTTTCTAGGCTATTTAATGGTGCCGATGGCGATTATATTTTCAGGCTATAAAACAAGTCCCTCTATGTTTTACAAAAATGTTTATGTACGAAAATGGAAATGCAATCTTTTTTGGCTTTGGGGAAATGAAGAGGAAGGGCTTGGGCACTATGGAAATCAAGATTGGCCTTTGTGGCTTAGAATTTTGTACTCTGATGTGTTAAGAAATCCTGCAAATAACCTTAGATTCGTTCAATATTTGTCGTTAAAAATTGATCCAGACAAAGTTAATTTTGTCGGTTCATTTGGCTCAAGTGACGATCATTTGTCGTCAGATGTTTTAAAAAAATATGATTTAGACGAGTGTGATTTTTGGTCATTTTCTTGGCAAGGTTTTTACTCTAACTTTAGATGGCAAGGTAATTTTTTAGGTCTTGGCCGCAGAAGGTTTTGGATTGGATGGAAAATTTATCCTGGGGATATTTTAGGTATACCAAGCTGGGACCACAGAACTGTTTCTGCTGGGTTTGCCACGCAGTTTAAAAGGCTAAAGTCGTGAGCTACATAAATCCAAAGGACAAAAGAATACGGCGTGAAAATGAATGGACTGGGATAATTATTCACCATACTGGAATCAGTGATGAGCTAAAAAAAGATTTATCAAATGAATCTTTATGGCGGAAATTCCACACAAATGTAGTTCGATGGTTGTCAAAAGATGACGATATTTTTGTTTCTGCGCATTACCAGATCGGAAGGTTTGGTGAGCTTTCTAAAATAGTTGATCCTGTTTTGTATGAATCATTTCATGCTGGGGTGTCAGAGCACTATAACGCTAAGTTAAGGCGTATAGTTCGTGATTGGAACAGGTGGGCAATTGGCATTGAACTAGTTGGTGATGGTAACATTATCGACTACACCGAAAGTCAATACACAAGCCTTATTAGTCTTTGTAGGCAGATAATGATTTCATTCCCAGAAATACATCCGCAGTGCATTTTGGGCCATGAAAACATAGCGCCAGGTAGAAAAAGCGATCCAGGCCAGTATTTTAATTGGCGAAGATTTTATGCTGACTTATTTGACCGAAAGGCATTACACAATGAGCGCATTTGATGCTTTGATGAAATATTCAAAAAAAACCAGTGGTGTAAAAAAAAAGAAATCAAAAAACTCTAGGCCTGAAAAGCAAGTTGAAAAAGAGGTTTTAGCTTTATCTAAAATTCTAGGATTTGATTTGTCTGTCATTGAGTCCAAGGCTGTCTACAGTAGAGCTGCTGGGGTTTATTTATCGGGCCAGGCTGAGCAAGGATTTTCAGATCTGGTTGGGAACGACAAGAATGGTCATGCTTTATTTATAGAATTAAAAGCAAAAGGAAAGTTATCGACTGTTTCAGCGTCCCAGATTTATTTTTTAACTAGAAAAATAAAAACTAATGCTTTTGCCGTGGTTGTTGATTCATCTGATTTGCTGGCTAGGCTGTATACGCAATGGGTGATGATTAAAAAAGAATGTTCTTTAAAAGCGCAGGAATATCTTTTGAACGAATTAGCCAGGAAATAAAAGCCTAAAAAATCATAGACATTTTTGGTTTAGTTTTATCTGATGGTAGTTTACCTAAATATTTTATTTTGTTTTGCCTATTTTTTATTAAACACAAGCTGCAAGCCTTGATTGTTTTTAACTTTATTTTAGATCTTTTACATAACCCCAGCTCGCCACAAAGTTCACAGATTGTTCTTTTGTTTATTCCCATGGTTTTTATTCATCCCCCACAGCGTCGCGATAATTCATCTACAATCATTCGGTGCGGAGCAATGAGCCATCCGCTAAAAATTTACCAAAATCATCGTTTCCAAAATGGCCTTTAGTTATTTTCAAAATCAACCTTGGCGTTAGCTTTTTTGGAACTTCGATTGATTTAACAAATTCTTTTACCCCAAACTCGCAAGCGCCAGTGATTGTCCTATATGCGGCAATTGCGTCATCTATTGTTACCTCTTGGTCTTGGTTATCCTTCCATGACTCAAATTCTGAAACGTCTCTTTCAGAAACCTTGTAACGCATATCCTCAATAGCGTTTTCAATCGTCTCGCCATGGGAGAATTTGTCATTACGCTTAACAACATAGCTTATGTTTTTCTGTAAGAACTCTTCGCATTCAAAAACCTCTATTTCACCTATCTTTTTCTGTGACTTTAGCTTTTTGCAGA